CTCTTACCTTGAAATGTAAAATGTGGTTGACCTGATTTCTTAGCAGCATGAGCAGCCATATGAAAACCAGTTTCTTTCAACTTGTCTTCTTCCATTTTCTTTTCTTCAAAGGTAGGTTTTTTACCTTTGTGCATATGTTTCTCATGTTTTTCCACCTCTTTATCAGCAATCTTTTTAGATTGCACAGGTGTTACACAGTCTTTTTCTTCTTGAAGAATTTTAGAGACTGAATCGATAACTGATTGGCTGACTTGTGTTTTAGTGAACATCTTATTATACTCCTAGTTTTTTAGCAATTCCACTTGCGTAGTGATTTATTAATTCTTGAATTTGGATCTCTTGCAGTCTTAGCTGAAGTTAGTCTTCTTTTCATGCCAGACATTCTAGCACAAAATGATTTTCTACGCTTTGCAGCTTTGCTACCTTTCTTCAACTTAGATGGCTTTGTTGTTACTGCCATACTTAGTTTAGAACCTGGATGCTCTCTACGATAAGAAGCAATACCCTTTCTATTTAAGCCACCTTTTGGATCTTTACCGGCACTTCTTTGCCAAGCTGCAGTTTCATCCAACTGTGTTTCATCTAATTCAACTTCTTCTTTAGCAGTTCTCCAACCACCACCCATAGATTTATATTTTTTAGAAGCCCAACCATTAGCATAAGCAGAAGGATAGACAGCAAACTTAGATTTGGCAGCTGCCTTAGCACGAGCCCATTTCTCTGGACTTGTAGGAACATTCTTTTCTTCTAATGTTTCCATTTCTTCTAAAAATAATTTGAAGCCTATCATTCCTGTTCCTTCCTTCTTTGTGCATTACTTTTTCTTAAAGGGTGGTCCGGGTCTTTATAAGGAGTTTTTCTCATTCCTTTAGAATCGTAATTTCCAGATTTTTTCTTTGCTATCGCTGTAGCCGCTGCAATTGCAGCTGCTGCACTTTCAGTCTTTACATTGATTGGAGCGCCACGGCGTTCTGGATTTGGATCCTCACGGCGTTTTCTTCTAGCTGCGGCCGCTCTACCATCTTTACCTAATGAGTTTGCTTTTGCTCTAGGTAGACACTTTGGTTTACCTTCACCTGGATCTCTTGCACAATGGCCTTTAACATTACCTTTGGTGTCCATACGAACCCAATCTTGTTTGAACCATTTACGTAAATCTTCGTCAACAACTTCTTCATCTTCTTTTACGCAACTTCCTGGAGAATAAGGTTTTTTACCAGGTACTGGTCTGTGATTTGGCCAGCATCGACCTTTTTCTTTTATAAAAGACTTGAATGTTTTCATTTTTTTTCTTTGATCCAATCGTCAGGTGTTTTACCATGTTCGGATTTGAAATCATTATGAAGTTGTTTACCTGTTATATCATGCTCTTTTGATATTTTCATCATCAATTTATGAATTGTGTCATAATCGTGATTGTTCAATTGTTGTAAACCTTTTTCAAGTTCTCTTACATGATTTTCTTTTAATTTTTTCTTCTTTTTAACTTTTATTTCTGTGGTGACATTACGCATTGGATCTTTATAAGAATCCATCTTTTCTGTGTTACTAGAACCACCTAAAACACCACCAACACCTGACTCCACATCATTTTGAAATCCATTAAATTCTCTCATATACTTTTTGAGAGTATATTTCTCACCAACAAAGTTATTACTTGGTCTTGGACCTGCTGTATCACCAGTTGGTCTGTTGCTTGTAGAATACTCTTGGCCGATTCTATCTTTTTTGATTAGTTTTGGTTTTACATCTTCTCTATAAGTAGCATCACCAAGGCCGGCACCACCAGTCAAACCATCATAACCTCTAGGATTGATTGTAGACCCAATACCATCAGGTCTACCAACTCTAGTGGCTTTCAAAGAAGTATCACCTCTTCTTAACCTTTTTTCTTTGTCGTTGTCTTTTTGGAAGTTTGACTCTTTGGCTTTCTTCCCCGCTTCGAGGGTTGGGGCTGTTCCGTAACTTCTGTTACTGTCGTTGTCACTCCTAGACTCTGAGTAGGTTCTGAAGGTGTAGGTGCCTGTTCGTTTGACGGCGTTGAATTTAACATCGTCAGGGGCTCCACCACCGGACTTATCATTATCTTGGGGGATGTCACTTGGTCCGGCAGCTCTATAGGCTGGGTTGTAACCTCTGGCTGTTTTCGTTTGAATAGATTTAGAATTTTTTGAAACATTTTTTTCTTCCTTAAAAAGATTAGAGTTAACACTATTTAACTTTCCACGATTTTCTAACCATGAAAAGGCCACATCATTATATAAAGTTTTATCAAAAAAACGATTTATGCTTTGATAAGTGTCTGTAATGTCTTCCTCTATCTGTTCATAGGAACCATCATTATCAAAGTGCATAAAATTCTCAAAGTTCTGATGATAAGACTCTTTCAGATTTTGGGACTGTATCCACTTATCATGTCTTACCGATTCAGAGATTGTTCTTTTCAGTTTCTCATTTCGTTCTTTACTAACTTCATCAGTTGTGTTAACAAAAACCATCAAGGTTTGATAACCTAAGTCTTCTAATTCTTCCTTAACATATAACATACGTTGAGCATCATCAGCAGGTCCATTAATAATCAATGGTGCTCTTGTTCTAATGGCTTCTCTACGAATGTCATTAGTTCTTTCAGATAACTTTTGTTTATCAGCCAAGTATTCAAATGCTTGTACTGAATTGATTTCTACTGCTCTTTCTTCAGCAATTGCCTCACGAATAACTACATCTTTACCAGAACCAGGTCCACCAGTTACAAAGATGGCCTTAAATACTCCACGGTAGATATCTTCATGTAAACCCATACCTTTACGAGTATCATGCATCAATTCATGTGTATGAGCATCCGAAACATGATGTGGAACACCTTGTCTAAAAGATTTTATATCTTTATTCTTGGCATGTTCTCTCATCTTTGTACCAGACATACCAGTATCACCTTCAGCATCAGGATCTCTTTCGCCAGCTGAATGAACTGTAATCTTTTTGAAATTATACAAGGCACCTTCATGTGTACCATTATATCTGTGTAATTTCTCTTTCATTTCTTTAACACGGTCAGAACCAACCACCATATGAAGGTGAGTTACACCTTTCTTATGTAAGGCAGCTGCGTGATGCAAGAATGTTGGATGTTCTTTATCAGATGATTTGAAGTTTGTATCTGGAGAATATCTCTTTAAGTGTTTAATCTTTTGAGCTGCTGATAATGGATTCTTCTTGGCATCTTGTGAATGTGATGTGACAACTGTGTGACCAGCATTATTCTTTTTAGCCACATCTTTAACTTTGTCAATTAATTTCAAATGGCCAGTCGTAGGCGGATTCATCCGACCAAACGTCATCACATGGTGAACCTCATCACCTTTGGATTCCTGAACTAAATCTAAAAACGATTTCATTTTCTAACTTTTAGTAAGTTTGCTTTAGCAAATTCTGCACGATTAACTAATTTCGTTGGTTCTTCTTTGCCACCTTCTGGTTTATGATTAATCACAAAACCTTCTGGTTTAGATTTTTTACCTGAAATATGGTGTTCATATCTACCTTCATGTGTCTCCAAAGACTTTACCAAAGCATTTTTGGCTTGGTGCAAATGATGGTGCATAGCAAACAAATTACTATAATGCTCTTTATTTTTCTCTACATGAGCAATTTGTCTAGCACCTTCAGCACGCTTTTCTGTTTTTGATTTATCTGTTTTTACTTTGGCTGCTTGTTTTTCATGTTCACGGTGTAAATGTTCTTTGAAACCCTTTACATTTGGTACCTCATCATGTCTTACTGTATGATTAATGTAAGTAGACAAATGACCTGTTTCTCCACTATGAGCATGGTGAACGGCATCATACATTTTATGTCCGTGTGTATCATGTATATCTTTGGCTGCCTTCATGTGTTTATTAAACTCATGTTCATTCTCAGGACTATGATGTACCATGGATGTATCATGTTCTGCGCCATGAATATGTACATCTGGATGTTCTTTGAAGTTTTCATGGTCAACATGTGGAGAAGCATGTTTCATATCATCACTATATTTTTGATGAACTACAACACCAATTTTAGATTTCTTAATCTTTTTGGCATCTTCGCCTTTTGCAGTATAGGTGATAGTATTTGGTGTAAAAGAAACTCTGTTTTTTGCAGCTTCAAACAGATGTTGTTCTTTTAATGTCTTAGTTTCTTCATGGTGCATCACATCACCCTGATAAACACCTTGTTTTGGTGTTACTTTTGGTAGATGTTTGAGTGCATGTTTGAGTGTCTTGACTAGACCAGGAGCGTGGCCATGGTTCTTTTCAATATCTTTTTCAGAATAATTAATCTTTGGATTCTTATTGAAGGCAGACTTGGAAGCAACAAAGAATTTACCAGTATGTGGATGGCGACCAAAAACAATTGATGGAGAACCATCATATTTCATTGTAAGATTACTGCTTTTAGAACCAGACTTGATATGTTCGTGAGCTTGTTGTAAAGCGCCGTAAGCGTGTTCAAATCCAG